ACTATGGAAATTTCTATCTCTGTTGACGAACTACGCAAAAGAAAGTTGTTTATTGCCACACCAATGTATGGTGGTATGGCAAATGGACTTTACATGAAGTCCTGTCTAGATCTACAGTCTATACTAAATCAATATGGCGTTGAAGCCAAGTTTTCATTTCTATTCAATGAATCTCTCATTACTCGCGCAAGAAATTATTTGACTGATGAGTTTTTGAGAAATGAACAGTTTACTCATCTTCTATTTTTGGATTCTGATATTCACTTCAATCCTCAAGATGTTGTCACGATGCTTGCACTTGACAAGGACATCATTGGTGGACCATATCCTAAGAAGTCAATCAATTGGGGTAATGTTGCAAACGCCGTAAGAAGCAAGCCCGACATTGAGGCTGGAGAACTTGAAGGATTGGTTGGCGAATTCGTATTCAATCCTGTTGCTGGTACAAAGCAGTTCTCTATTACTGAGCCACTTGAAGTCATGGAAATCGGTACAGGTTTCATGATGATCAAGCGAGAGGTCTTCAAGAAATTTGAAGACTCATATCCAGAGTATCGCTACAAGCCAGATCATGTTGGTCAAAAGCATTTTGACGGCTCACGATACATTCACGCATATTTCGATACGATCATTGATCGTGGACCAAATGCTCCTGGTTCATCCGAGAGATATCTTTCCGAAGATTATTTCTTCTGTCAGATGTGTCGCAAGTTGGGTATCAAGATTTGGTTGTGCCCATGGATGAAGACGCAGCACGTTGGCACATATGCGTTTACTGGTGATCTCCCAAGAATTGCACAGTATACGGGACGTATATGATCATTGGATTTGTTGGTACTATCGGTAGCGGTAAAGGAACTGCTGGCGATATATTGGCGCAGCGAGGCTTCTTTACTGAAAGTTTCGCTGCGCCTCTAAAGGATATAACTGCAAGTCTTTTCGGTTGGCCAAGACATCTTGTCGAAGGTGATACAACGGAGTCTCGCGAATTTCGTGAGACAAAAGACGAGTGGTGGTCCAATAGATTCGGCAAAGATATCACACCGCGTTTGATATTGCAGCTCATTGGTACTGAGTGTATGCGTGAATGCATACACTCGGATTTCTGGGTTGCATGTCTTGAAAGACGAATCAAGCTAAATCACGACTATGTGATTACCGATGTTCGTTTTCCTAACGAGATTGATTCCATTCACAAGATGGGTGGAAAGATTGTAGAGATCCAACGCGGAAAACCTGCGGATTGGTATGTTCATGCCTGCATGTACAATAATGGAGATTCTGGTGTAAAGCCAGATGCACATTATTCAGAGTGGGCATGGATGGGATACAAGACCGATTACACGCTAAACAATGATGGATCTTTGGAAGATCTTGAAAATGACATTGAATTGATGCTTGAGTGCTTGACACCACCAACATAAAGTGATACTATTATCTTCATACAACTATGGAGTTTTGTTATGAAATTCTCACAAGAGACGATGAATGTCTTGAAGAACTTTTCCCAAATCAATCAGGGAATCTTCTTCAAGAAAGGTGATGTAGTTTCAACTATTTCACCACAGAAAAACATTTTGGCCGAGGCTACGATCAAGGAAAGTTTTCCTAGAGACTTCGGCATCTATGATCTTCCAAATTTTCTGAGTGTTCTTTCTCTTAGCAAGGAAGATCCTGAGATTGTTTTTGAAGACAAGCAGCTTACTCTTGTTGCTAACAACGGTCGTGCAAAGATTACCTATCGTTATACTGATGCATCAATGATCGTTTGTCCGCCAGACAAGAAGCTGACTGTACCATCCGCAACGGTATCGTTTGATCTTACTGAAGTTGATCTTGCTTGGGTATCTCGTTGTGCTGCAGTACTTCAGCAGCCGAACGTATCCATCGAGAGCGATGGTGAAAAGGTATATGTGTCAACGTTTGATTCAACAAATGATTCCACACATACACAGAAACTTACGATTGCCGATGGTAATGGTGAGACGTATAAGTTTGTTCTTCGCACCGAAAATCTGAAGCTACTTCCAGCAGATTACAAGGTTGAAGCAACTAAGGGTATTATCACATTCTCCGCGAAGAACTCGGCAATCAAGTATTGGATTGCAACTGAAAAGACAAAGGAGTGATCAATGTCTACAATTGGAAACAATAGTGGTGTTCCTTCTCTGGATCCAGAGGAGATCAAGAAGATTGTTGATGCAGTCAATGTCATCAACGATAGCATGACGCGAGTTGCTGCCGAGCGTGATCTTGTAAAAGAGACAGTCAATAGAATTCATGAGGAAACAGGTTTTCCTAAGAAGCTGTTGCGTCGTATTGCAAAGACACATTATCAGAGATCCTTTGAAATGGATCTACAAGAAAATCGTGATTTTGAAAGCACATACGAGACGATCACCAACAAGAAGTAAGTTCTATGGCTAAACAGAGATACGCCACATGCACTTGTGAAGGTTGTTATATCAGATTGCCTAAAAACGAGGCATATTATGACGATATAACAGTTGAAATAGGTGGATGGGAAGGATCTTCTGAAGGCTCTTATTCCGGAAGTGGTCGTAGATTATCTAAAAATAATTATGGTTGGTCTAGTTATGGCTCCACTCGTAGTTCAAGTTCAAGTAGAACGCACTATAGACATCGTAGATTGTGGTATTGTTTTGACTGCTACAATAATCTACTAGAAGCAAGAGTAAAGGCCGAAGAAGAAAGAGAAGAGAGGGAAAGACAAGAGGCTAAAAGAAGAAGACTTGCAATAGAGCAGAGAAGACCCTTTGTTATTTTCATTTGGTTCTGTATAATAACCCTCGTCATCATGTTGTTCGCAAAGCCGTAGGAGATTTGGAATGTCTAATAATGATCAATTCTTGTGGACAGAAAAGTATCGCCCACAGAAAGTTGCAGATTGTATTCTGCCAGAAAGCATCAAGAGTGCATTTCAAGAATATGTAAATCAAAAAAGCATTCCAAATCTTCTTTTGACAGGTGGTCCTGGCGTTGGTAAGACAACCATCGCGAAGGCGATGTGTAATGAAGTTGGTTGTGACTTCATGGTGATCAATGGCTCGGATGAGCGAGGCATTGATGTTCTTCGCACCAAGATCAAGACATATGCATCTTCCATGAGTTTTTCTGGTGGTAGAAAAGTTGTCATCATTGATGAGGCAGACTATCTAACTCCAGAGGCACAAGCAGCCATGCGAGCTGCCATTGAAGAGTTTGCATCTAATTGTTCTTTCATCTTTACCTGTAATTACAAGTCTCGCTTGATTGAAGCCATTCATTCACGTTGTTCTGTGATTGAGTTCAAGATCAAGAATGGCAACAAGGTAAAGATGGCTGCTGGCTTTCTAAAGAGAATCCAGCATATTCTTGATCTGGAAAACGTCAAGTATGACAATGGTTCTCTTGTTCAGATCATTCAAAAGCATTTTCCAGATTATCGTCGTGTATTGAATGAGTTGCAGAGATATGCAGTTCGTGGCGAGATTGACTCTGGCGTGCTTGCACAAGTCGGTGATGTCAATCTCAAGGAACTTGTTGGTTTCTTGAAGGAGAAAGACTTCACGGCTATGCGTAAGTGGGTTGCGACAAACTCTGATGCTGATCAAAACAAGATCTTTCGTCAGATCTATGATGCGATGTATGATATCATGCAGCCACAGTCTATTCCGCAGACTGTGATTGTGTTGGCAGATTATCAATACAAGTCAGCTTTTGTCGCCGATCAAGAAATCAACATGGTTGCATGTTTGACAACCATCATGATGGAGTGTTCATTCAAATGAATAATAGAGATACAAAGACTGGTGCTCTTGGTCAAATCGGAGAAAAGATCATTAGCAATTACTTGAACAAGCAAGGACGAAATGTTCAAATATCAATAGATCCTTTTGATAGTAAAAAGGATATGATCGTTGATGGAAAAAGAATTGAAGTCAAGACACAAACCGCATTTATCATTGAAAATGCTGTGACTATTCAGAAAAACCAGTTGAAAAAGTGTCGCGATGTTGATATATTTTATGTTTTAGTTGCTCCGGCTCCTAAGCATAGATATAAATGGGAGGGATGGATTTTGCAGATAGATCCTAAATCTTTCAAGACAAGAAAGCGTCTAACCAGGGATGGTAGAGAGATGATTCTCATAGATATTGAGCAAAATGCTGTTACTCCAATTGAAAAGATTTCAAAGCAAGAGATAGACGTAATGAGAAAATACACATCATCTGAGTACTGAAATGGATTTGTTCAAAGATATTGTATCTTCAATCCAGAAAACAAAGAAGGATTTATCCGATGATCCAGTCTTTCAAAAGACATATGATGCGTTTGTGGTCAATCGTGCGCTATCATATCATGTGGATTCTATACTCCATGCCAATGAAATGAATCTTAGACACGGTCT